GGGATCTGGAGACTCAACAGAAATATCCACTTCATCGTGAATTTGTATGTGTGGTATTATACCATTTTCATACAATGCAACCATACTTTTTTTAGTCATATCTGCAGCACTTCCTTGTATTAATTTATTCAAAGCTTTGTACGTAAATGCACGTTTCAAAGGCTCATCATATTCTTTTCGCGCTTGTTCTAGCGGTAAAGGTTTAAATACACCAAATTGCACCGGCTGCCAAAGATCGAAATGACACGCTCTACCTAATAAAGTTCTAATCTTACCTCTATCATTTGCTTTTCTAGATACATTATCCATTAATTGTTTTACGAATGGAGCTCTGTTGTGGTATTGTTTTATTAATTTTTCTGCTGAGTCTTTCATTAAACCTAACTCTGCCATTAATTTATTTTTACCCATGCCATACATTAAACCAAGATTAATTGTTTTAGCTTGTTTACGTTCAATGCCTGCCATGTCCGCAACAACCTGGTGAAAGTCTGCATCACCTGCATTGTATGCACCAACAATTTCATCAACACCAGATAAGTTTTGTAACTTTGCATAGTGTACTAATATTCTAGGTTCTTGTTGTGAGTAGTCAAAGGATCCCCACTTTGTATTTTGTTCTGGAATAAAAATAGATCTAATCAAAGGACCTAACTCTGGATGTCTTGCAGGTATCTGTTGTAGGTTAGGATTACTCATACTAAATCTACCAGTCACTGTTCCACCACTATCAGATCTAATTTGATTTATATCTGCATGTATTCTACCATTGACTGCATGTTTAGTTATTGAATCTATGAATGTGCTGTGTGCTTTATTTATTTCTCTTGCTTCAGCAATTGCTTTTGGTAATTCATGTGGATGGTTTTGTAAAAAGTTTTTTGTAAAACTTGGTTCTTTACTTTTTTCTGTCCTGTCATACGGAAGTTTTAATTTATCAAATGCTTTTGCAATACTACGAGCTGCCATGATTTCTACGTCAACTCCTGTTAAACCTTTGATTTTACTTAATATTTTTTTCTCTTTGTGTATTAAAGAATTTTTAATATCATCTGCTTTTTCTAGATCAACTCGGACTCCTTTAAATCTCATGTCTACCAAACAAGGAAATAATTTTGTCTCCAGGTTAAATATATCCCACAACTCCTCTTGATATAATTCTGTCTCTAATCTTTTCCAAAGTTTAAGTGTAGACTCTGCATCACGTTCAGCGTACTGCCCCACAAACATTGCAGGCAATCTCCACAAATCTTTTTTAGCATCGATCCCATATTCTTTTGCAGCTGCGTTTAAAACACTTTCATCTTTACCCATACCTATATAGTGTCTTGCTAGTGTGTTTAATTGATAAGAGAGTCTGTTCTCATCAATCAAAGACGCTGCTATCATTGTGTCTACTATTTTACCTTTAATTGATAGACCTGCAGATCGTAACCAACATATGTCATACATTGCATTATGAAATATAAAAGTAGTATCTGTTTGATTAAACATATCTTGCAACCAAGATAAGACCAGTTTTTTATCCATATTGCCATTAGACTCGTGTTGTATAGGAAAATACCCTGACCAGCCCTCTACGGCCACCGCAATGCCAGCAATGTGCCCTTTTCCGGTAACATTACCAGAGCCTAGCTCTTTTAAATGTGGATCATTGGTTTCTAAATCGATTGCTATTTCTTTGGCGCCTCGAAGATCTTTTAATTCTTCTGGCATAACCCATTCTGTCTCTGGTGTAAACAGAGGTATCTGTGTGCTTCTCACTTATAATCCCTTTCAATTATCATCTCGATAAAATGAATGGCCTTTAACAAGTCTTGCTTCTTGCCTTTATCTTGATGCCTGATTATGTATTTTATAGCGCATCCTTCCGGATATAGCAACTTATTCTCCACCACAAATTTACTTGGCTGTATCACATATTTTTGGTAGTGATTTCCGCCATGCTGTTTGTCCCAAACTTTTTTACTCATAACAAATAAGCTTTATCAAAATCTCTTGGATCCAAGACGTGTAATTCACGCTTCGCTCTCGTCGCCCCAGTGTAAAACAATCTATGTAATTCATCTGGGTCATGACTAAATGTTTCAAGCGCTGCATTAGTTATGTCTTGCATCAATAAGACTTTATCAGCTTCACCTCCTTTCGCTCCGTGTATTGTTGACATTTGTATACGAGGATTTTTATTTAGTGTTTCACCATTCGCCCTCATATTACGAATGTAATTTTCTGTAATACCATCAAGTCCCTCAAAAGATTCATACCAAACTGCTGACACTAACAATCCATGTTCCTTTTGACATTCTTCTAATGTGTATTTAATTTCCGCATGTAATGTTTTACCTTTTCTAAATCCTTCCAACACATTTGATCCAAGGTATTCATAAATATTTTTTATTTCTAAATGATTTAGTAATGATCCTTTACGCCATGCTTCCCAATTATTTAATGCTAACAATAGTTTAAGTGGTATGGAGTTACGTCCTTTAAAAGAGTAGTACCAACCCCGCAGCTCACATACTTCTTTTACGGAATCTAAAAAATGATTTGCAGAAGACAACACCAACCAATTCCCTTCAGCCATATCTACCTGTGTGATGTCAGAATACCTACACAAGATTCCTTCTTCAGTTCTTGGTTTATATTCTTTGTCAAATCTATTTTGCACTTGACCTATTATTTTTTGTGACAATTCATGTATAGGTCCTCCAGGTATACGATAAGACTGATCTAATGTTTTTATATCATCAACTTCTTCTTTGAGTGCAATAAAATGATCTACGTCCGCACCTGCCCATTTAAATATTGCTTGATCATCATCACCTGCGATATAAGTTTTTTCTGCATGACTCCAAATCTTTCTTACCATTTCCCACTGCAACAAAGATAAATCTTGTGCCTCATCTATGAATAAAACTTTGAATTTATTATAATTTTCTTTAGTCAAGAAATCTTCTAACAAGTCATTAAAATCCTTTAAACCCTTTTCTTGTTTAAATCTTTTTAGTTCTTCTGCTAAAAGATACAAAGTGTTGCGCTCAATATCTAAACTGTTTTGTCTAGAATCATAATACTCTAACAAATCCATTCTTTTTACAGCTGCTGTATTTATTATTGTAAGGTATTCATTATCAGAATTAAATGTGCCATCACTTTCAGAAAACTTCGCAGTTTTAATTGGCAGCCCACACTTTTCACCAAACTCTTTATAGTCTTCGGTGCCCATCATTTTTTCTCGAGTCATACCTAGCTGATTAAATGCGTAAGAGTGAAGTGTTCTAAAGAAAGCTAGATCATTTTCTACATCCAGGCCAAACTTATCCGCGGCCCTCGTTGCTGCCTCCGTTGCAGCTTTTTTAGTAAACGAAAAATAACCTATTTGTTTAGGTCTTATTCCGTCTTGTATGAACTGGTCTACCAAGTTTAACAATGTTGTTGTTTTGCCAGTCCCTGGTGGACCTAAAATTATTGTTTTCATATGCTTGATTAATGCACTCCTTTGATTCTTTTTTAAATTTATTGTCCCACAACCATTTTGCGTGACGTATTAAAATTATATTTTTTTCACTACGCATTAAAAATTCTCCTCTTGGTAAGGCACCTTAGAAACAGAAGCCTCAGTTTGTTTCATTGTTTTTATTTTAATTAATCTTGGTTGTTGTTTTTTGATACGGATTCTTTCTTCACCTTCAAACACTTCCAATTGTTTTATTAAATTACCTGTTTGATTCTTATCTTTTTCCCAATGATTTCTTTTACAAAAATTATAAAAGTCTTCCATTCTAAAATATGTAAATTCTCTTTTCTCATCGGTGTATGGTAGTTTGTTTAATATATCATCCCAAGTTCTTGCTGATTGTCTATTAGTTGTCCAGTCTTGTAATAGTCCTGTAAGTTCATTGACTGGGTCTAAAGACTCTAGTGGCTCAACCTCCTGGAGTCCCATCATCATAGGTTTGAGAAAATGTTGTTTCCAATCTTGTGCTTTAGGTACAGGCACAACTAAATTAGCTTGATCTAAACATGCTAACGCAAACAATTGTGCACTATAAAGTTGTTCTGATTTTAATTGTATTCTTTTTTTATCTACACTTAAAAACCATTCTGGAGGTTTAGAAGCATACTTTGTAAGACTTCCTAATACTGGCATCTCTTCTTCACCAAAACCTACACCAAATCTTTTTGTTCTACATAAACCAGATTGACATACTGCATTTATAGGTGAGTCTTTACATCTGTATTTGTCATAACCTTTTCTGTTTACAGATTTAATTAGTTGTTGGACTTCACTATTGCTTAATGGTGGATCCATGTATTCTAAATTAGCACCCACGATTTTATCTTCCCAAGTATCTGGTGCAGATTGTTTGTAATAAACTGCAATATTAAACAATGCATTATTCCTAGAGCCTTGTCCAAATCCTGTTGCAGCAAGTTTATTTAGACAAGGTGGTCCTGCAGGAAATGCCTCCTCTATTTTTTTCTCTTCTGTTTTAATTGCTTCGACTTGATCTTTTGTGCAAGCCCAAACATCATAGAGCTGATAAAATTCCTCAAGTGTACAACCGGTGCCATTATCGTTGATAGCATAACGTAATCCTTTCATTTCGTTGTAGTAGGGTAAATTTAAAAAGTTACCTGTGTCCCCACGTTCCACAAGTATCTCTGTTTGTTTTGGAAAAATTTCTGACCCTTCATACCCGAGTATGATTGCCATCTCTTTTAATTTTGATTGCATCAAAGATGCTGGAATGTTTTCTTTTGTAAATAAAAATACGTGTGCGCCGCCTGATTTACTACGGCAAACTATTAATGGAAGTTTAAGATCCCGGATACTTTTAACGAGGCTAGTATGATCAAAGTTATATTCATCAATATCAATGCACCCCCACCTACAAGTATTATTTTCCGTGATAGGGATGATTCCCAGGGCTGGTCCTTTTCCTGCGATATGGTTTGACCAGAGTTCATCTGTGACTTGTCCACGAACAATAAAAGCTTTGCCTTTTTGTTTTCCGTTGTCGCCACGTTCACCTGGTTGATATTGTCCATATGCTATTTCTAATCCTAAAAATATTGATTTAAATTTATCCATTATCATTTCTTTGCAGTTTGTAAAGGGGGGACCTCACAATCCCCCCAATTTTTTTAGTACGGAGTTGAATCCGATACTTTCTCTTCCACATCAGCTTTTGTTTGAACGTTCCCTTTAGACACATTTCCACCAAACTCTTTGGCTGATAAGTACAAAGACTTATCTTTCTGGTCTAAAATTCTGTCCATCGTAACAACCCAGCCGTACCAAGAACCTTTATCGTTCTTTTGTAGCGTAGATGTTAGATTATAAACAACCCCGTGCATAGGTGGGATTGCAAAGCCACCCTTACCATCAGCGATTTGAGTAGTCTTCATCATAGAATTCCACTTTTTACTGACGTTAAGTTGTGTTGATTTCATTGTGATCAAAGCAGGTGTGTAACCACCAGACTTTGTCTCTACCATCACAAAGTAGGAAGCAGTCTCCTCAAGATAATTACCATTTGGTAATCTAATCTTAGATCCCTCTCTCTTCCCTGTTGCGATTACCGGACTGTTCGGCATATGGACAGCCACAGGAGCACCTGGCCCATCCCCTCTATCCGACCACTCTGGGTAATCTTTTTTGTAGTAACAAGGAATAACCTTGATACCTTTTTTACCATCGTAAAGTTCGCTGGTAACCGTATTGTAGATCATACCTGGTTTGGCACTCTCTAAATACTTTGAGTCTCCTGCTGTCACTTGTGGTGACAACTGACCCAAGATTCTGACAAATGGTAACGCAAGATCATCTTGTGTCATATTGTCAAAACCTTTAGCGTCATCGCCAAATAAGGCGAGTGATCCGCTTTGTTTTGCTGCTACTTCATTAGCCATTACACATTCTCCATTAGTTATTTCCGGGTGATTTTAGTTTTATCTTTAATCCAAGTACTAA